CTATTTCTTTGTCTCTCAAGATTACTGGAATACTTGTTGATGAAGTATAAGACTTATATTTGATGAAACAGTTCATAGTTTCTAGTTTGTCTTTCATGATATCATATACCTTATCATGATTGTATGTTACTTGTTTTCCAGATTTGAATGTTACTTCAATGATTTGATTCTTACCTACTAATGACTTTCTTACTACGAATCTTTTTGTTTTTAATGTTTCCATGTTTATTATATTTAATTATTATTATTTAGTTACAGTTATATTATCTATTGATGCTCGTATTTTCTTTGTAATGTTCTCCACTATAAAAGGTTAGAACCATTTTGTAATGTATCAACTAAAACTATTATTGATAAGAATAGAATAGTAGATAAAGAAATTAATTTGATTACTGAGTTTAAGTTTAAATGTTTCATGTTATAGTTATTTGGTTACAGTTATATTATCTAACGACAAGCGTATTATTTTTGTAAAGATCTCCAGTGTAGCCGTAGTATGCTATACATTTTTCTAAAGAAAAAAGATAAAAATACCAGGGAAAAAGCTTAATGCTACAATGTAACACGCTGAAAACCACGTATATATATCAAAAAACGTAAATAAAGTTGGGGGACCCGGTAAAATGAAATGTGTTTCGGTAAGTCGTTGGAAATCAGAGAGATAGGGGGTAACACCATACCCCTATATATTTAATAACTTTTCAAAAACAGTGACATTAGCCTTATAAGTTATAGAGTAAGGGGCTATTGTCATACTATTGGTATTTATTGAGTGTGTAAAATAACAGCGTTTTGTGTAAGTATATAGACTATGTAATTTAATCAACATGGGAAAACAAAAACTCAGTCCAGCAGCAGCGAAGGCTAAAGCTATTAGAGACTTAAAAGCGGCTAACTCACCAGACAGGAAAGCAAAACGAGCAGATAGTCAGAAAAAGAGGCGAGAAGCAGCTAAAAAACATGGTCCAAACTGGTTAAACGGAAAACACTACGATCATAACACTGGAAGATTTACTTCAGCCACCCATAATCTAGGTGGAACTCAGAACGAAAACTTAAAAGACGGTACAAAAGCCGAAAAAGCACAATCAAAAAAATAAGACATGGCAATAAACTATAGCTACCCAAAAATAGGAGCGTTAGCAACAGGTGATCTACTAACGATAGTGGACATATCTAGCAACAATAGAACAAACACATTAGAAATAGGTGATTTATCTAGTTACATTATAACAACATCGAGCCTTACTAACGGCTCTGGAACAGCTACTTTTATCCCTAAATGGTCTGACGCAGATACGTTGACAGATTCTTTAATGAGTGAAACTGCTTCTAGTATAAACGTAACAGGTGATTTAAACGCTTCAAACGATTTAATAGCTGGTAGAGATCTTACCGTTACAAGAACTGCTAACATTAATGATTTAGCCATTACTGGATCAGCTGTTATTGGAGGTAATATTACTGCAAACAATAATGTTATAGCCCTTAATGACGTGTCTGTTGGTAATGACTTAAGCGTTACAGGTGACACAGTAATAGATACTGTTAGAATAACATCAACATTAGCTGATGCTTCTTCTAGTGTAGGTACATCGGGACAAGTATTAAGCTCAACCGCTACAGGTACAGCATGGATAAATCCTGAAACTCAAGCTTTTTCTAGCTTAACTACTACAGGAACTTCAGGCGCATCAACTTTAGTAGGAGGAGTTTTAAATGTTCCTCAGTATGCAAGTAGCGCACTGCCATATACTTCTCTTTTTGTGAAACTGACTCAATCAGGAAACAATAATCCAACTTATTCGGTTTTATCAAATGGCACTGGCATTTCTTTTACAGGAATAGGTTACAGCACAGGGTACACAACACTTTTCATGGCAAGCGGTACTTATCCAGCTGACGGCGAGGCTATGATTATTACAGGTGGATATAAATCAGCAAGATCTTCTAATCCAACAATGACAGGATTTCACGATGGTCAAACAATAAAAATAATCACTGGTTATTATGAGTTCAACGGCACTGCAGAAGCAACCTTTATAAAGGATGATTTTGGGTTCGGAGGAATTCAATCAACTATAATAGAAATAAGAGTATTTAACTAATGAGTGGAATATCGTCTTACCAATTAAAATCACAACCAGATGGCTCTGATATAGTAATCGGAACATCGGTAGAAAATGGGCAGACTAAAAACTTCTCTGTTCAAGCACTATCTAACTACTCTATAAACAGCTATCTCAAGAATATTAGCTGGCAGTTTATTGTTTTAGAACCAGATCCGAGCGAAAGACCGGAAGGGACGATATCTTTTGAAAATTATGGCGGTCAAGGAACTAATTGGTCGGCTATTACAAGGTTATACGTAAACACAGCGATGCCTAATGGCTCGACTTCGGTGAACTACCTCGCAAGACTTGTAGGAAAAGACATTATATTCGGTGATAGAAACAATTTAGATGGGTATGGCATCTTTAAACTGACATCGTTGACACAAGAATCAGGTTCTGTGTACTACATGGACCTATCTTACAAGTCTGGTAGCGGAGTTATTAAAGGTTTGCACTATTATGGTATTCAAGTAGATATTGATGGTGTAGAAAGCGATAAAAACTTCGTCTTTAATCAACCTGTAGCAGCATCGACCTGGAATATCACTCATAATTTGAATAAATTTCCTTCAGCGACTATGGTTTTATCTACAGGTCAAAAGGGATATGGTGATATAGTGTATATAGACGAAAACAACTTAACAATAACTTTTGCCTCTGCCGAATCTGGTAAGGCTTATATGAACTAAACTATGGCAATACCTTTTTTAAACAACATAAATCTCAGTAATAATGAGTTGCAGAACGCAAAACTGCATATAACAGGAACAGCGCCAAACGCAGCTCCTGGTCAAATCTATTTTGATAGTTCTGATGATATAGCTAAATACTATTCGACAGCATCGTCAACTTGGATAAGTCTAATACAGCATGTACCTACTAGCAGTACTTTCATAATTCTTGATGAATCACCTGCAACTGGAGCGAGAAGAAACTTAACTGCTGCATTATCAGCCACCGGAACACCTAATTCAACAACGTATCTCAGAGGAGACAATGCTTGGTCACCTATAAGTGGTATATCTGGCACTACCTACGACTTGGATAGTTTGCAAGTTGGAGCTAATGCAGCTATAACATTAGTTGGATCTGACGCAACATTAGACACCGTTACGCTCGTTGCTGGTACAAACATAACTATCACTGATGATGGATCTAACAATATAACAATAGACTCAGCTAACCCTGACCAAACTATAACGTTGACAGGTGAAGTAACTGGATCTGGAACAACTTCAATAGCAACAACAGTAGCTAATGGCGTATTGGATGTAGCTAACTTTAATGCTTCAGCTGTTGTAACAGTGGCAGAGGGAATTGAAAACAATGACAATGATACAACTCTACCAACCTCAGCAGCTGTTAAAGCGTATGTGGACTCAAGCGTTGCTGGTGGATTGATTTATCAAGGTGGTTATGACGCTGCTACAAATACTCCTAACTTAGACGCTACGCCTATAGCTGGTATAAAAAAGGGTTGGACATACACAGTTACAGTTGATGGACTTTTCTTTACAGAACAAGTTCGAGTAGGAGACGTTATTATTGCTGAAATCGATTCGCCAACTACTTTAGCTGACTGGACAACGGTTCAAAATAATATTGATTTAGCTAGTTTAACACAAGTGGGTATTGGTAACGTAAATGCTGGAACTGGAATATCAGTTACATATGCTTCAGGTACGGCTACGGTAACAAACACACAAACAAACGCGAATAATACTTTTGCTGGTACCATCGCGGCTTCAGGAGCAGTTACACACTCTCTTGGAACTAAAGATGTTATTGTGCAACTATATGATATAGTTACTGACGAGACTGTTTATGCAGACGTTGATAGAAACTCAACATCTCAAGTTACAGTAACATTCGCATCCACGCCTACAAATTCTGTTAGAGTATTGGTTCAGAAGATAGGATAACAACTAAATACATTACATGAAATTTAAAAACTACATAGAAGTACAATCTGGAATAAAAGACTCGGCGGACTCGCCTGGTACTTTAGACCAGGTATTAACTTCCACAGCCACGGGTGTCGCCTGGGTAGATCCAAGTACTATTTCAGCTGAAGCTGCTACACTAGTTGTTATTGAATGTAAGAACACTTCTGGGGCAACTATAAACAAAGGGACGCCTGTTTATCAAACCGGAACAGTTGGCGCGACAGACGTTATCGAGATTGCTCCTGCTGATGCATTGATATCTGCAGGTAATCAACCAGCTATTGGTTTACTGCAAACAACATTAAATGACAATGGTTTTGGTAAAGTTGTAATAACTGGTGAATTCTTAAACTTTACTACAGACCCTATTGATGGATTAACACCAACGACAGGTGATAAAGTATTCTTAAAATCAGGAGGTGGATTAACACTTACAAAACCAACAGGCGCAGAGAACGGTATTCAAAACCTAGGTCTTATTGGTAAGGTATCTGGCGGAAATGCTGGATCTATTACTGTTTCATCTATTATGCGTACCAATGATGTACCTAACTTACCGACTGGTAAGATATGGGTTGGTGATGGTAACACTATAGTGTCTGATACAGTTTTCTTAGACGAGCCGAATGGTAGAATGGGTATCGGAACTACTAGTCCTGCTGCTAGGCTTCACGTTGCCAACTCAGGCGAGTGTAATATAGATATTGAAGATACAGGCGGTCAAGGGTATAGAATTTTTGCAAGGAATAGCGACAAAGTATTTGGTTTTTATGATGCTACAAGCCTAAGGACTTGGTTTAGGTACTCTGGAAATTCAAATATCAATAGCACTAAACTTGCATTATTAGAGGGGGGTGGTAACGTAGGTATCGGAACTACTAGTCCTAATTCTAAGCTTGAGGTTGGAAACGGTGATATAAACATTGGAAGTGCTCTTCCAACAGTAGGCGCTTTATCTAATAAACTTAACTTCTGGGGTTACACCGCGGGGCAAGGAGTATGTGCTAGCATTGGATCATATAGAGGTAGTAATTATGTATCAGGTGGGTTAATTTTTGAAACTGGAGAATTAACAACATCAGAAAAGATGCGTATTACCCCAGGAGGTGACGTTGGTATCGGAACTACTAATCCTAATGACAAACTACATGTTTCAGCAGGAGCTATTAGACTTGACGACTTTTATCAATTAAGATGGGGAGGAACAGGGACTGGTATTTATGGTCACTCTACACAAGGTTTAAACTTTTATACAAGCGCAGGAACAACTAGGTTAAAGATAGAAGACGGTGGCAACGTCGGGATCGGGACGACTAGTCCTTCGTATAAGTTAGAGGTTAATGCTGGTAACGGAATATTTGTAGGTGACGGCGGAGCACCTGTTTTAGAAGCAAACTCCTCCACCGGGTTGTTTAAGATAGGCGATACAGATGAGTTAAGTGATGGTGTTTATCTTACAAATGACACAGGTGGTAACTTGGATATGTACTCAGGAGGTTCTATAAAAGTTAGAATGAATATTAACGGTAACGTGGGTATTGGGACAACAAGTCCTGGAGGTAAGTTAACTATTTCAAGCAACGGAGCGGAAGGTATTGAGTTTTTTCCTAATAATTTTACTAATGGAAATACAACACAGCATTACGATCGTACTGCTAGTGTTTACTCTATTTCAAAAACAATAGCAGCTGAACATATATTTAATATAGGAACTAGTGAAAAAATGCGTATCAACTCTTCAGGTAGCGTAGGAATTGGAACGACTAGCTTTTCTGGTAAGTTATCTGTAAACGAAGCAGGCTCTGGGGTTTATTTCACAAGAAACAGCGGTGACAACGGAACTACAGCTCCTGTGTTAGCTTTTGCGAACGATAGTACAAAAAGTATAATAGCTGCTGCAGGAGATGGAATAGTATTTAGAACAAGAACAGTAGGAGGTGCCGCTTTCTCAGGTTCTGAAAAAATGCGTATTACCTCAGGTGGTAACATCGGGATCGGGACAACTGCCCCTGGGTCTAAACTAGAAATTAGAGGAACTGATCCACTACTAGAGTTAAACACGGCTTCGTCAACAGGTAACCCATATATGATGTGGTCACAAGCTGGAACTCGTAGATCTTATATACAGCACGTTGACTCTGGTGATAATCTTACTATAGCTAGTGAGTATGGTGGTATGAGGTTTATGACGGGCACAGGTGGAGCTGAGACTGAAAGAATGTATATTACCTCAGGTGGTGACGTTGGTATAGGTACCACCTCGCCCGCTAATAAACTTGACGTTGTTGGTATTTCTAGATTTACACACTCTTCTTCAACATCTTATAGAGGAGCTATTGAAACAGTAGTAGACAATGCTTATCCTACTTGGGATATTGGTTGGCTTCACGCTAGAACCGGTAGCAGTACTTATGGAAACGTAGCTAGGTTCAACGATCAGTCTGGTTTTCAAATAGGCGCTATTACATATAATGGCTCGGCTGGTGTTAGTTACGCTACTACTTCGGACTATAGATTAAAGGAGAATATTGAAGAAATAAGTGATAGTATAAGTAGAGTTAAAAAACTTAAGCCGTGTAGGTTTAATTTTACTACAGAGAAAAGCAGAGTTGTAGATGGTTTTATAGCTCATGAAGTTCAAAAAGTAGTTCCCGAGGCTGTTCATGGTGAAAAAGATGCTTTACAAAAAGATGGATCAATAGACGCTCAGACATTAGAGGTGTCTAGATTAATTCCAGTACTTACAAAAGCGCTACAAGAAGCTATAGCTAAAATAGAACAATTAGAAACAAGAATACAAACATTAGAAAATAAATAAATATGACTACTTACAACTGGAATTGCAAAACAGTGGATGCTTATCCACAAGACGGAGAATACTCAGATTTAGTGTACAATGTACACTGGATTGTTACTGGTATATCAGATGAGTTAGACCCTCAAGGTGTAGCTTACAACGCTACTAGTATTGGTACACAAACATTAGACGTCAGTGACGTGACAGATTTTATCCCGTTTGAGGATTTAACAAACGAACAAGTTGTTACTTGGACAAAAGGAGCTATGGGTGAAGAGCAAGTTGCTTCTATTGAGGCTAGCATTCAGTCTCAGATCGATGCTTTGATTACACCTACAACCGTTACTTTGACTATTGGTGAGCCAGTACCACCAACAGAAGAGTAATTATCGAGTAAAACGTGTAATGATAAGTCAAGCACTACTCTAATTTCAGAGTATAATCAAATCAAATCAAATTAAATTAAATATGACTGACAAAATCGTCAAAAACTTAAACTTTGGTGACGAAGCCAAGGTTAAAGTATTCGAAGGAATTAATAAACTCACTAAAGCCGTTAGTTCTACACTAGGAGCTAGCGGTCAATGTGTAATATTAGAAGATGGTAGCGGAAGACCAATCATCACTAAAGATGGTGTAACCGTTGCTGATTCAATAACATTACTAGACCCAGTAGAAAATATGGGTGCTACGCTTTTAAAGGAAGCTGCTAGAAAAACTGTCAAAGAAGCTGGAGACGGAACGACCACGGCTACGGTACTAGCGCACTCAATCTTAAGTGAAGCTTATCAAGCTTCTAAAGAAAATAACATTAGAGTTATTAAAGATGGTATTGCTACAGGTGTAGAAAAAGTAATAAAATACTTAGAAAGAAAAAGTATTGAAGTTAGTGGGGACATGTTGAAAGACATTGCCACTATTAGTTGTAACAACGAAAGAGATCTAGGTGAAATCATTGGCGATGCTTTTGAAGCAGCTGGAGAAAACGGAGTTGTTATAATGGAGCCAACAGATACTGAAGAGACTAGCTTTGAGTTAGTTGATGGTGTTCAGTATGAAAAAGGTTTGACAAACTCACATTTTGTGACTAGTCAGGAGAAAAGAATAGCTGAGCTAGATAAACCAGTTGTTTTACTATTAGAATCACCAGTTGAATCTGTTAGAAAAATACAGTCTATTTTAGAATATGTTATTCAAAACAACAAACCTTTATTGGTTATAGGTGATTTAGATCCACAAGTGATTTCTACGTTAGCTATGAACAAGGTTAAAGGTAATATTAAGGTTAACGTAATCAATGCTCCTACATACGGGGTAAACAAGAAAGATGTATTATCTGATTTAGCTGTCTTAACAGGCGCTACAGTAATAAACGAAGATCTTGGAGATGACTTAGATGTTATAAACCCAAGTTTACTAGGTACATGCATCAAGAGTGTTACTGATGATTACGAGACTATACTACAAGTAGATAACGAAACAGAAGAAGTTAAAAGTCTAATACAAGAGGTTAAAAACCAAATCAAAGAAGCTAAAGCTCCTGGAGACGTTATTAGATTAGAAAGAAGACTATCAAGGTTATCTGCTAAAGTAGCTATAGTAAAAGTAGGTGCTAACTCAGAAGTTGAGTTGAAAGAAAAGTCTGATAGAGTTGAAGATGCTATCTGCGCTACTAAAGCCGCTATTAAAGAAGGTATAGTATCTGGAGGTGGAATCGCGTTGTTAGATGCATCTATTAAAATTAAGCCTAAGAATATTGGTGAAGAGATACTTCTAGAAGCCATTAAGGCGCCATTTAAGAAGATATTAAGTAATTCGGGTGTTGAGTTTCAAGTGTCAGGTAAAGAAGGTGTAGGAATCAACGTGGTAACAGGTAAGATGGTTAATATGATTAAGAAAGGAATTATTGATCCTTTGTTAGTTACTAAAAGCGCTCTTAAAAATGCTGCCTCAGTTGCAACAACGATATTATCTACTGATTGTGTAATTAATAACTTGAGAGTTGGAGATGAAAGCAATAGGAAATAATATTCTCATAGATAAGATAAAAGAAGGACCTGTATCTAAAACAGACGGAGGTTTACTTCTAACACAGTCTCAGAGACAAGATGTTAGATATAAAAAAGCTACGGTTTTAAATTGTGGCGATCAAGTTACCGGAGTTAAAGAAGGTGATTTAATATTTTACGATAAACACGCTGGTCACAGGATAGAAATAGATGACGATGTTTATTATGTTATTAGATTTCAGGATGTTGTTGTGGTGTTATGAGAATAACGCCTAATGATATCAAAGATCTTAACATCTTTAAACATTATAGAATAGTAAGAAAGTGGGCTTGTAAAAATAATAATCTTAACGACGCGGATCTTGAGTTATTAATATACTTAGATTGTATGGATCTATTTTCAAGAAAAGATTTTGAAACAGGCTCCTATTCTTATAGTTGGAACAATAGAAGATGGAATAAGCTTCTACAAGAGGATTGGATAAAAGTATGGAGACCTAGAAATAGAACCACACAAAAATACAATATATATAAAGTTTCTTTTAAAGGTAAACAACTTATACTTAGAATGTATAAAATACTTTTAGGAGAAGAAGATATACCAACTAGTACTAGAAGAAATAAAATAATGAAAGGCCAATCATACATAGATAAAGTATTGATAACCTCGATTAATAATGTTAACAAAGATAAAGATAGATAATCATGAACAACCAATTAATGATAGACCCAATGACTGGGATGCCAGTGCAGCAAAACGCTGTTACTCCTCCAGTTCCTGGTAACGAGTTAGGCTACACAAAACCAGTCTTTAATCCTCAAGCACAAGTGCAAGCTAATGGAGTGTTTGGAGATGTTCAACAAAAAGCAAACTCAGTAAGTCCATTGTTCAAGAAAAAGTGTAATTACTAAAATTTAAGATATGAAAGGTAAAAACGGAACAATAGGAGAAAACACTTTATGGGACGGACCATTAAGTCAAGAAGGTAGACCACACGGAAAAGGATCTAGCTCTGGAAAAAACGGTATGAAATTAAAAGTTATGCAACCTTGTGGCTGTATCGGTGATTGTGGCTGTACAGAATTACAAGGTCCAATAACATTAAGAGCTAAGGGATAAAATGTTTCAAATGGGAGACATAAAACTGTATATGGCAAATATGCTAACGCTAAGTGTAACTACGTTTACAAATATAGAAATGGGGTTAAAAATCGTTTTATTATTAGTAACTATAGGATACACTATTAATAAGTGGCTTGAAATTAAAAAATCAAAAAAATAATGGCCTACGTACAACCAGATAGTTCACCTTTTTTAAGAGTAAGAAAAACCACTAAAGGTAAAGGCAGAAACTTTTTATCTACAAAAGAAGGCGCTGGTATGACAGAGGCTGGGGTAAAAAAGTATAGAAAAGAAAATCCTGGCAGTAAGTTAAAAACAGCTGTAACTGGAGATGTTAAACCTGGAAGTAAAGCAGCTAAAAGAAGGAAATCATTTTGTGCTAGATCTAAAGGATGGACTGGCGAAAGAGGTAAAGCTGCTCGTAAAAGATGGAAATGCTAAATGAAAACAACTAAAACTGGATATTTAAAAAATAGCCCTGATGTTAAAAATTCTCAAAATATAATAAAAGGAGGAGATATAACAATGAAAGGAGTTGAGTTTAAGGTTTTAGGAACTGATGATAGAGGATACACTAAAGTTATGTATCCTGGTTATGACTATAAGTTTCCAGGAGCTAAATACGTAATTGAAACACCTATAAAATAGTATGGCTTTTAAAATGAAAATGGGTAAGTTGTCTATGGACAATACACCAATATATCAAATAGATGAAGAGGATGGTGTTTTAGGTAGAGCTAATAACAACGGTTCTATTACACTTAATAAGAATTTAAGCCCATTAGAGCAGGAAGATGTTATAAGGCATGAAAAAGTGCATTTAGATCAAATGAAAAGAGGCGACTTAGATTACGACGATAAGTACGTTTACTGGAAAGGTAAGAGAATGCCTAGATCTAAAATGGATGAGGGCGCAAAAAATCTTCCTTGGGAAAAAGAGGCGTATAAGGCTAACTTATTAAAAACAACATAAAAAATTATGAGTTCACCATTTAAAATGAATCCAGGAAGAGGTTCTTTTCCAAAAACAGGTAGAGGAATCTCTAAAGCGCTTAAAGGGCCTTTGATGCAAGAAGCTAACGAGTTTGGCTTAACGCCTGAAATGCTAGAATACGCTAAGAACCAACCAGCCGCAAAACCAACTGGTAAAATATATCAAACTCCAAAAAACAATAGTGACAATTTTTTTCAACAAGCAGGTACTCTTTTAAGTAATCCTGCCGACGGAATAGCTGCTTTAGCTAATCAAGCAAGGGGAAACACGCGAAAATTATTCGGCTTAAGTGACCAAGGTGATTTAGACGGAGTTAGAGGAAGTTTAACTAACTTAAGAAGAGGAAAATTATCTGGAGATAAAGGCGTTAAAAAAGAACTTGGAAGAAGCTCTGGACTTAATTTTGCTTCGCAAGTAGGTATGTTAGGTAGCGGTACTGCTTTGGGCGCTCAAACCGTTAACGATTTAATTCAAGGAGATGCTACTGGCGCTATTATTAAAAAAGCTAAAGTGCTAAAACCTATTTACAACGCAGTTAAAAAACTTGGTGTAGATCCTACTAAGTTAACAAAACAAGCTTATAAAACTTATAAAGCTAATAAAAACGTTTTTTAGTTTTATATATAGCGGTTTTTTTGTTATATTAGACATTATAAACTTAAATCTAAATAAAATGAAAAACTTACTATTAGTACTGGCTTTAAATGCTTCAAACATTATTTTTTCTCAAACAAGCAAGCTAGAAGGATCTTGGAGCTCATATGGTAACACTTCGTATGTAACAACTATATCAGTCAGTGAATTTACAGGCTCAATAGATAGGGTATATAGCTATAGTTCTTATGAAGAAAAAAGTAAAACAGAAAAAATAATAAAACAAGACTACAACACTTTAGAAACATCACATTGCTTTGAAGATTACCAGTGGAGTATTAAATCAAAGTATGTATCATTAAACGATACCCTGATGAAAAGAATAATAACCGGCAGCGTTAATACTGTTCTATTGTATAAAAAAATAAATAAATAAATAAATAAATAAACAATTATTATGGCTTACAAGCAAAACCCTGGTCGTGGACCAATGATGAAAACAGGTAGAAACATTCCTAAAAGCATGTGTTCTCCAGCAATGCAAGTAAAAGACGCTATATCTGGAAGAAAAATCCCAGAAGGTGTGACTTTTGGAGAAACCAAAAAATCAATAGACGACTTTGGAGCAACAGCATATACAACAAGTTACAGCAAAAAAGGAACTAAGGGCGGACCTAATGGCGTAGATTTAGGTCCAGATTTCAAACCTACTAAAGAACAAACTAGAAAGGCAAACGAAAGAGTTAAAAATCAAAAAAAGTCAACAAAACCGATTAGTGGGACCGTTCAAAATAAAATCTACTCAGGTAAAACAGCTGGAATTAAACCAGTTGATTCTAAACCTTCAGGTGAAATAGTACAAAAAACTTTTAAAACTAAATCAACTGAAGAGATTCAAAAAGACAAAGACTATATTGATAAAAGAAATAAAACAAACAGGAAAAACGCAAGAAGAATGAAGCGAGCTAAGTTCTGGGGTAATATTGGTAGTGCTTTAACACCTAGTGGTAAAAGCGGTTTTAAACCTGGTTGTTTTTAATTAATGAACAAAATATTTCAATGGCTTACAGGTGGCGTTATCAAGAATATTGGTAACGTCATTGATAAGCTTACCACTACTGAAGAAGAAAAACTTTTAATTAAAAAGCAGATTCAAGAAATATTAGAAAAAGCTGATACCGAAGCGCAAACTCAAGTAACTGAGCGTTGGAAAGCGGATATGACTAGTGATAGCTTTTTATCTAAAAACATTCGACCACTCGTTTTAATATACTTAACTTTTATATTTACTGTTTTATCTTTTTTTGATGGTAATATTGGAGGCTTCGTTGTCGCGGGGCAATATATACCTATATTTCAATCTCTATTAATCACGGTATATGGAGCATACTTCGTAGGAAGGTCTTGGGAAAAAGGTAAAAGATCAAGTGATAATAAATAAATGAAAACAATTAAATTAAATCAAATGGAAAACAAGATTACAGCAGAAGAATTAAAACTAGTTAAGGAGAACCAAGGTAAAATGACTCAAGCATTATCTCAAGTAGGTGTGTTAGAGGCTCAGAAACACGGGTTGATCTCTCATATTCAAGAACTAAACAAAGAAGTAGAAGACAACAAGAAGGTCTTAGAAGAGAAGTACGGAGCAATCAGTATTAACTTAGAAGACGGAAGCTTCGAGGAAATTAAGAAAGAAGAACAAGAAGCTTAGTATATGTCGTCTATTATAAGAAAAATCAGTATAGGTTCTGACTACAAGAATGACGCAATGCATTACGCTATTGGCCAGTCTGTATATGGAGGTCATGAAATATCTCATATACTGCACGATGAATCTAACAACTCTTATAGTATACATATAAAGAAAAACAACGAGGTATTGCCATGGAAGAAATTTAATTCTAACATGGCTATATCCGTTGAATATGATTTACAGTATTAATGAGAAGTGTATTCGATTTTATAGTAAAACCTGTAGAAGGAAGATATGATAATGAAATAAAAGTTGGTGATAAGAAATTGATGTTAAATTCAAGCATCGAAGACTTTAAGTTTATCAGTAGAAAAGCTGAAGTTGTTTCTGTACCTATTGCTTTTAATTCATCTATAAATGTTGGTGACATAATAATTATTCACCACAATGTGTTTAGAAGATACTATAATCAAAAAGGTGAAGCCGTTGATAGTAGTAAACTTTTTAAAGAAAACTTATACTTTTGCCAACCAGATCAAGTCTACTTATATAAAAGAGATAATAAATGGAGACCAATTGGTACTAGGTGTTTTGTAATGCCGATTAAAAATAACAATCCTTTCTCAATGGATAAAGAGAGAAAGCATATTGGAGTATTAAAAATCGGTAATAAGTCGTTAGAAGCGCTAGGAATAAGCGAGGGAGATCTTATAGGTTTTAAACCAAACAGAGAGTTTGAGTTTATAGTAGATGATCAACGACTTTATTGTATGGAATCTAATGATATTTTATTAAAGTATGAATACAAAGGAAACGAAGAGGAATATAATCCTAGCTGGGCAAAAAGCAGTTGAGGAGTTAATTCAAGTAGCTAAAGAAAAGATAGTTGATTCAGATGATGATATATCCGCTGATAGATTAAAAAATGCTGCAGCTACTAAAAAACTAGCTATTTTCGATGCTTTTGAAATACTTAGTAGAATAGAAGAAGAGGAAAGACTATTGGAAGAAAAGCCAAAAGAAGTTAAACAGGAAAAGTCTTTTAAAGGCTTTGCAGAAGGTAGGTCTAAATAATGTACAAGCAAACATTAATAAAGATAATAGAAAACCACGTAAAACCTGCTTTACTAAAAAGAAATAATAGAAATAAAAAGTGGGCCAAAGGATACGATAGTGACCACGATATGGTTATTATAAGTTCTGATGGAACTATAGGTGAGATTGTAGAGATACAAAACTTAAAAATTGCTTTACCTGCTGTTCCAGAAGATGTTTACAAATGTTCTGACAAGAAAGAAGAACAAATGTGGTCTAGGTTAGAATATCCTAAAGAACTTGCGAAAATCAAAAGCGTTTTTGATTGGCAAAAATACCCCACTAATTTTCAAGAAGAATGGTATGGATATATTGACAAAGAGTTTGAAAAAAGGGAAAAGGGTTTTTGGTTCTATAATAATGGCAAGCCAACTTATGTTACTGGTACTCATTACATGTACCTGCAGTGGGCCAAGATTGATGTTGGGGCAGCAGATTATAGGGAATCAAACAGAATATTCTTCTTATTCTGGGAAGCTTGCAAAGCAGACATCCGTTGTTATGGAATGTCATATCTCAAGAACAGAAGGTCAGGTTTTTCGTTCATGGCTTCAGCTGAGACCGTTAACATGGCAACAATATCAACCGACGCACGCTTTGGGATTTTGTCCAAATCTGGTGCCGATGCAAAGAAGATGTTCACAGATAAAGTGGTACCTATCAGCGTTAATTACCCGTTCTTCTTCAAACCGATACAAGACGGTATGGACAGACCAAAGACCGAACTCGCTTATAGAGTTCCAGCTTCCAGGCTTACGAGAAGAAAACTCAACGAAGGTCAAGTCGAAGAGGAAATTGAAGGTCTTGATACCACCATTGACTGGAAAAACACAGGGGACAACTCGTACGATGGGGAAAAACTAAAACTACTAGTACACGATGAAAGTGGAAAGTGGGAAAGACCTGATAACATACTAAACAACTGGAGAGTTACAAAAACCTGTCTAAGGTTAGGTAGTAGAATCGTAGGTAAATGTATGATGGGTTCTACTTCAAACGCTTTAGAAAAAGGTGGTGGTAATTTCAAAAAATTATATTATGCATCAGATGTTACGCAAAGAAACCGCAATGGGCAGACTAGCTCAGGGTTATATTCTTTGTTCATACCTATGGAATGGAATTACGAGGGATTCATTGATACTTATGGATTACCTGTATTCGATCAGCCAAAAAAAGAAACAGTAGATCCAAGCGGAATACCTATAACTCACGGAGTAATAGAGCATTGGGAAAACGAAGTAGATGGTTTAAAAAACGACCAAGATGGTTTAAATGAATATTACCGTCAGTTTCCTAGAACAGAAAAACACGCTTTTAGAGATGAAGCTAAATTATCTTTGTTTAATTTAACTAAGATATACGAACAAATAGATCACAACGAAGAGTATTTGAATAGTAAATTAATTACTAAAGGTAGTTTTCAATGGGAGAACGGTGTCAAAGATACTAGAGTTGTTTTTACTCCAAACAGCAATGGTAGATTTTTAATAAGTTGGATTCCATCTGCAAATCACCAAAACCATGTAATAGTAAAGAATGGAGTAAAGTACCCAGGAAACGAACATATGGGAGCTTTTGGGTGTGACAGCTACGATATATCTGGAACAGTAGACAGTAGAGGATCTAAAGGAGCTTTGCACGGTCTTACTAAATTCAGCATGGAAGATCACCCGGTTAATATGTTTTTTTTAGAGTATATAGCTAGACCTCAAACAGCTGAGATGTTTTTTGAAGATATATTAATGGCTTGCGTTTTTTACGGAATGCCAATACTAGCTGAGAACAATAAACCTAGGCTTTTGTATTATTTTAAAAGAAGAGGCTACAGAGGTTTTTCAATAAATAGACCTGATAAAATATATTCTAAATTATCAGTAACAGAAAAAGAAATTGGTGGTATACCAAACTCTAGTGAAGATATTAAACAAGCGCATGCCGCAGCAATCGAATCTTATATAAATGATTTTGTGGGCGCTACAGAAAGAGGTTATGGAAATATGTATTTTCAAAAAACTCTTGAAGAGTGGGCAAAATTTGACATAAACAATAGAACAAAGTTTGATGCGACTATAAGCTCTGGATTAGCTATAATGGCATGTAATAAAAACAAATACACACCTGTTTTCAAGGCTACTAAAAAGCCAGTATCAATCTCTTTTGGTAGATACGATAACAGTGGTTATACCTCAAAAATAAAAAGATAAATGATTTACAAAAGCGTAAACAGCACTTTCCCAAGTCAGGTAGTACCGGACGAAGTAAAGCAGAGTTATGAATACGGTTCAGAAGTTGCTAAAGCTATAGAGAACGAATGGTTCAAAGGAGATCGAGGAGCAGGTTCTGGTGGTAGGTTCGGTAACAACTGGCAAAACTTTCACAGATTACGTCTATATGCTAGAGGAGAACAATCTGTTCAAAAATATAAAGATGAATTATCAACTAATGGTGATTTGTCTTATCTTAATTTAGACTGGCAACCTGTTGCTGTGTTATCTAAGTTCGTAGACATCGTTGTCAACGGTATGACTGATAAAGGTTATAAAATAAAATCATTTGCTACGGATCCTTACGCTCAAAAACAAAGAACAGATTACACTGCGGCTATATTAAGAGATATGAACGCAAAAAAAGTTTTAGAGTCTATAAAAAACAACTTGGGAGCAGATCTTTTTATGACTGCTAAACCTGACGAGTTGCCAACAAATAAAGAAGAGTTAGATTTGTATGTTCAGTTAAACTACAAACAATCTGTAGAAATAGCTGAAGAAGAAGTTATAGACAATATTTTAGAATTTAATAGATACGAAGAAGTAAAGAAAAGAGTTGCTCAAGACTTAACAGTTCTTGGTATAGGTGCTACTAAAACAGATTTTAATCTATCAGAAGGTGTTACAGTTGATTACGTTGATCCTGCTAACCTAGTTTATTCTTATACTGAAGATCCTAATTTTGAAGATATATATTATGTTGGTGAAGTTAAATCAGTGTCTTTGCAAGAATTAAAGAAGCAGTTTTCAAATTTAACAGACGCGGAACTAGAAGAAATTCAAAAACAACCTGCAAGTTATAATTACACTAGACAGTACAATGGTCAAGATGATAATTATGATAATGTGCAGGTTATATATTTTGAATATAAAACATATTCTAACCAAGTTTTTAAAATAAAACAAACAGATCAAGGTTTATTAAAAGCACTTGAAAAACCTGACACCTTTGATCCACCAAGTAACGACAACTTTGAAAGGGTTTCAAGATCTATAGAGGTTTTATATA